AAGCCGCTGATTATTTTATTTGGCTTACAAAAAGCGATGCAGATCTTTCGGCGGAAGTAACTAAAGTTAAACGCGGTGTTTGTCGCATCGTTTGCATAAAAATTGAGATTGATTATGAAAAGGGTGAAGGGTTATGAGCGATGCAGCAGTCGATAACATATGTAATACAGTGTTAATTATATTTTTTTATGGTTGTGGTTGCCGAACCTATATCGGCGGCGGCTGCTGTTGCTGAAATTGGAATAATTCATAAATCTTTTGATATGGCAGCAATTGGAGAATTGCTTTTGCCCGGTTTGCGTAGGTTGGAAGAGTAAAACAGGAGTTAAACAATGGGTAATGATAGAATGTTATATGCAACGTATCGTCAAAAGGCGCGATATTGTCAAAAACCGCTTTTTGACGAAATTGATAAAATTGAGGATGTAAAAAGGCGTATAAAAATTAAAAAGGCAGCAGAAAGCTACGGCGATTACGTTGATGATTTATTTAGGCAAGATGAAGAAGAGTGTATAGCTTTGAGACAACAGGTTCGTATTTTTGAGGATATAGAACGCAATCCAATAGATTTTTTATGGGAAGACGACATAAAAGCTTTCCGCAATCTTAAATTGAAACTTGAAAAAATAGAAACAACTTATGAAGAACAAAAAAAAGTTTTAAAAGAAAGAGAAAAAAAAATTAGAAGTAAAAAAGAAAAAATTATAAGTGAAAATGGAAAAAAGTAATGAAAAACTTATGGCACAAATTAGTAAATTGGTTTGGTTCATTTAAAAAACGTATCTGGAAAAATTCAGATGATATGTCTTTTGTCATTATGGATATGCAAGGATTAAAAAATAATGGCTCCGATACTAATGTAAAAATTCCCCCAAATTCAAATGAAGGGGGTTATGTTGGTCAGCCATTGCCTAATCAATGGAACCCTAATGCAAAAATTAAATATCATTATATCGACCAAAATGGTCGGTCGCGATATTACAATTATGCAAATTGGGATTTTAATTTGAAAAGGTACGATTCAGAATTTCTTAACTCTATGGAGGAAGAATTTAGCATCAATAAATTAATTGAATTGCAATTAAAACGCGATAGTGCTGATATCTTAATAAGGTTGCAAATATTGAAAGATCAATATTCGCCTTACTATCCAATTGGTACAACATTAAATGATGCTATAGTTGAAATAACTGAATTAAGATCACAACGAGATAATTTATTCAAAGAGATGTATCCATCAAGGAGTATTAAATATGACAAAACAAACTCTCAATCCAACAGAAGTGAAGGCTAAAATCTTTTTCATAAGCTCTTCGATCCCAAACGATAAAGAACCATGTTGTGAAACCAATCCAGATCTTTATAATCTTTGGGCGGAAATTAAACATCGTGATCCCTTAAATCCATCTTATGTTTGGACCGAAGCAGACATCATTCAGTCGATTGATATGTGGTTATCTGATCAGGAAACAAAAAATGCGCCCAGAAACATTGGTTAAAATCATGGACCGCCAAGAACTACTTCAAAAGGATGTCGGTTTTTTGACGGGTGTAACCGAACGACAAGTAAGACACTGGGTATCTGGTAAATCTCGCATACCTCGATCGGCAGGGTTATTACTCAAGGCTGTTGATAATAACCTTGTCAATATCAATTGGATTTTAACTGAAATAACCAAGCAGCCCGAATAAAAATGACCCAGAGAAAACTCTGGGCCAAGTTAATTGGAGACATCCCGCTGGTACCAAACAGTGGGATGTTTTTTTTTAACACACCCACTGCCTGCCACAAGCCTATATTCACAGGTTCGGAGGCCATTCACTTTCGACCATCCAGCCACCATCGCGATCGGTGGGGAGCGGTTTACCTTTAAACTTAGTCCAAGCATTCCATTGTGGGGTGTCCTGCTTGACGTAATAACGCCCATTAGAAGAGGCCACAGATGCCTTCTCCCCTATGTTGGCTACCCCTGTAGCTTGATGGTTATTATTGCCCTTCTGACGGCTTTCTGAGGCCCGTCTAATCCAGTTCCGATAGGTAGCGTTCCAATCGAGTTTGCGTCCTCGCTGACCTGCTTGAGCCGTCCAGTAATCGCGAAACTTCTCGAGCTCCTCAGATCCGCCATGTGGACCAAGAATTTTTTTAGCCAAAGCTTTGCTTTCGTCATCGGGTTCCCAATTACGATCCAAGCGAGTTCCCTGCGACCGCGCAGCGGGAGTGTCTCTAAAAACATTTATGTTTTTATCTGGTTCTGGTTGGCATGATTTTTCGATGCTTGAAGCATTGCTTGATGCATTGCTTGGAGCAATGCTTGCAGAAAGTTTTTTACGCCACCTTGATGTCGCGGCAAGCTTTGCTACATTGACTCTATTATTATAAGCTGTTGATTGTTTTTCAATTTCTTTCTCTACACGTTCGTGAATATACCCCTTCCCAGAGGGTGCTGGAACGAAGAATTTATCCAAAACATTCCTCACAGCCTGTTGTTCATCAGGTGTGAACGCCATGCATAGCCTGAAGCATTGCTCCAAGCATTGCTCCAAGCATCCCGTAGCATAGTAATGGTCAAGTAAAAGGGTGTAAGCACCATGCTCAATAAGGGTTAAGTCTCTGGTATCTCGAGCATAATCGCCTGTATATCGTTTGTAATACGGCAAACCCATTGCAGCCTCCTAATCATTTAATTCGTTGTTTTCATTATTGTTTTCTTCAAGCTTTTTAATAAATTTGCGTATGCCATGCATCACTGTGGTGTGATCCACCCCACCGCTGCGCTGGGCTATATTAGGCAATGACATGCGCGTAAATTGTCTTGCCAAGTACCACAATTCAAACCGAGCATAAGTAATAGATGGATGCCGCCGGCGTGAGAATAATTCCATTTCGGACAGCTTATGCTTATTGCATATTAATCGCACCAGTGACCGCCATTTTGGGCTATCGTTGTTTTCCCCTGATGATGGGATAAACGCCACAAGCTTGTATTTGTCGAGATAAGAATTTTGTTTAGATCTCTTATGAGCTGGTAATTTTATTTTAGGTAATTCAGTAATAATTGGGGGTGTTTTAGGTGTCTCTTCGGCAGGTAATATTTTTTTATTTCTGATTCGCTCTTGCTCTTTTGCCTGTAGCGCCATTTTTTTGCGGCGTTCGATATGGGCACGATGCATTTCCTCTAAAGTTTTTGGCTCCATTTTTGTCTCCATGTTTTAGTTTTTTGGTACTATTCATTAAATATATCTGGGCGCATTTGGCTGACAGAAAATCCAGTCAATTCACTAATTTGTTTAAGACGATTGATCGGAACAACCTTCCATTTGCAAACAGCCTGCCTACTAATGCCAAGCTTTTTTGCCAAACGATTTCGATTGCCAAATTGATCAATTACTGATTGAAGGGGTGAGGTTGTTTCTTGCATGTGCATCCTATACGATGTCAATTGCTCGTTGACAAGAGCGTGATTAAGTTTATTGTCCAACAAAATAATTTATTGTTGGGTAAAATTCAGGAGATGAATATGGTTTTGTTAAACGATATAATATATGTTGCTGGTGTATATAAGATATTAAACTGGCTATTCTGCATTTTTTCATGGGCTGTTTCTCGATTGTGGGATAAATACGCAGCTAAAGATTTGCCAATTTACGATGATGAGAAGGATTGATCCGTGATTAATACATCATTAACAACGCGAATCGAAGAATTTATTCATCAAAGCAATGAACCAGATAGCCCTGCTGTCAAGCTTTTGGTTGAAGCATTATATGAAATAGAACACATGCAATTTCAACAAGATAAAAGCGAATCAAAAATAGATGTTATTTGGTCATTGATCCGTGATAATCCATCTATAAGCGCAAGTGATTTAAAACTCTTTTTGGGCAATAAATAGGTAACATCATGGGCAACGTAAAGGCAGTTAACTTCGGCAACAGAATTACAGCTGGTCAAGCTTTGATCGAAGTCCAAAATGATGATGATTTTGATTCAACGGAAATTATTATGATTGGCCGATATACAAAAGATGGTGATTTGATTTGGCAATGGACAGAATGTGATTTGCCATCTCTTGCATATGCGGCTGTGTTTTTATTAAAGGAGGCTTTAGAAGATAACGAAGACGTAGACGTAGAATAAAACTTGTATCAACTATTAAAAATATCAGGATTAAATATGACCCCACAAGCTCCAAACATGCTTGATTTATTGGCTGCACCGCTCAATAAATCCCACGTTAAAACACGCACTCAAGCAGGACGTGAATTTTTCTACATTGAAGGATGGCATGCCATCGCCGAGGCCAACCGCATTTTCGGTTTTTTTGGATGGTCCAGAGAAATTGTTGAATGTCGTTGCGTAGCAGAAACACCTCGCAAAGTAGGTAGAGATAAAAAAGACGGCTTTTCTGTCACCTACATCATTCAATGCCGCATACATGCGTATTACCAAGAACACTCATGGAGAGTAGAGCGTTCTGGTACGGGCACGGGGCATGGTATTGATGTTGACTTAGGTCTGGCACATGAAAGTGCTATTAAAGAGGCCGAGACTGACGCTATGAAACGCGCATTAATGACTTTTGGAAATCAGTTTGGCCTTGCTCTTTATGATAAAGAACAAAAGTCTGTTGTTGATGATATAAACATCCCGCCAACCCAAGATATAATTGAAGATTATATCTTACACATCACCGCGACCACATCTGTTGAAGAATTAAAACAGTTCTGGGAACAAACACGCGATGAACGGGAAGATTTAGGAATTATAAAAGGCACAAAAGAATATGATTTTATTTGGGCCGCTTTTATAATGCATGGTAAAAAACTGAAAGAGAATAACGATGGCAACTAGATATGATCTCCTCACAGGGCGCAAATCAGATCCTTCTGATGAAGGCTCAAAAACATATTTCACTAAAATTGGTGTTATGTTTGCAAATAAAAACGGCAATGGCTTTACACTTAAATTGTCAGCATTACCGCTGTCTATCGTAAATGGTGAAGCATCTATTATTGCTGTTGAACCAAAAGAAAAAGACGCACCTACATCACGCCCAGCGTCTAATTCTAATCATTCACCTATCGATGATGATATTCCGTTCTAATGTTTACGCCCGTAGATATCACACTTGAATATTCAGAAGTCTTGTATGCCGCTCAGGCTGGTATTTATAGGCGTGTGAATAGTATGCGTAGAGGTTTTAAAGATAAAGACCTAGACGACAATCGTGATGTTTGGGGCATAGACATAGAGGGGGCATGCGCCGAAATGGCGTATGCAAAAGCATCTGGGGTTTATTGGGGGGGGCACATTAACTCTTTCAAAGCCCCAGATGTTGGATGCATACAAATTAGATCGACAAAATATTTTAATGGTAAATTGATCATAAGAGAAAATGATAATTTATCCCAAAATTATGTGCTCGTTATCACAAAATGCCCTGTTTATAGCATAGTGGGTTATATCAGGGGATCTGATGCAATTGCAGATCATAAAAAAACGTCCCCAAACGGAAAATCATCCGCTTGGTTTATTCCTCAACGATTTCTTAAAGACCCAAGGGATTTGATTAATGGACACCAACCAACTAATATCTGAACAATATAGGCTAGTGGGAGAGGATTGGGCGGATGCCCATGCGGCAGCATCTCTATTAGAAGATGGTAAATCTGCATTTTTAGCTAAATTAATGTCAAAACATATTGACTTACCCGTCAATAAACGCGAAATGATTGTTAAGGCATCTGATGAGTGGATCCAGTATCTGGATAAATTGTCTGAATCAAAAAAGAGCGCAGCCAAACTTCAAATTCAAAAAGAATATTTGAAAATGAAGTTTTATGAGTGGCAAACACATGAGGCTAATAAGCGCCAAGAAATGAGGATGTAATGCGTTTCCAAATTACGTTAAATATGCCTGCGTTCAAATCAGGCCGCCCTGTGCATCAAATCACAGCTGAATATCCAGTAAACTCTCTTGAAGAATTTATTCAAGTATTAAATTCAAACGATATGGTCATCGTTGAAGAAATGTATCGCAATGATTACACAAATGAATACCGCAGCCACGGATATACTGCGATTAATTATAGATGGGTAGGCAAGGTTAGGGTTCATAATGACCAGACGCAGGATCACGACTAAAGAGCGTGTCGCTATTTTCGAACGCGAAAAAGGCATTTGCCATTTTTGCAATATGAAAGTTCAAACGGGGCAAGATTGGGATGTCTCCCATGAAATCCCATTAGAAATGGGTGGAGATGATCATGGAGCAAATCTTAGAGTTGCTCATCGGTCTTGTCACAGGACTTATACTCATAAAGTTGATATCCCTAGAATAGCCAAAACAAAGCGCATGAAGGCCAAAAATTTAGGGGCGGTTAAGTCAAAAACACCATTGCCCGGCGGCAAAGCATCAAAATGGAAGCGCAAAATGGACGGCACTGTCGTTTTACGCGATAAATGAGGTAAAACATGAAAACCTATAAAGAAGTAATGGATCATGCTGTTAAATTATATTCCGATCGAGGCGATAATTACGGCACATATAAAGAGCTTTTACGCAAACAGGCTGTTCTGTCTGGAATGATAAAAGGGGCCAATCTTTCTGATTATGATGTGGCTATGGATATGGTTGCACTTAAATTGGCAAGAATTATTGTTAACCCTTGTCTTTTGGATTCTTACGTTGATCTGATAAACTACGTTGCCTTTGCCGCCACGTTGGCACCCGAAAAGGTAGACATCGATGAAGATGTCAAAAGAATTGCGGCAATGTTTGGTGCCAATGCCAACCCGGAGAAGAAATGTCGTCTCGAACCAAAATAGCAATACTGCTTACTTTCATTAGCTGTGGTGTTGCGTTTGCCGAGGATGAAACAAACGCTGAGTTTTTTCGTAAATATGGTCCTCACCCTGAAATCGTGACAAGTAATGCAAGTGCATTACCTCACAATCAAGTAACCGATCTTATTGCCAAGGAAACTCGGAATCTCTTGGGAGCGAATTGGGTTCCAACAATGCTTTCAATCGCCAAGGTTGAGAGCGGCTATCGATGCAATGCCATTGGACCCCGTCTTGGCCGTAAGCACGGCGGAGAAAGGGCTATGGGCGTGTTTCAGGTGCTACCCTCATCCGCCCGTAGTTTAGGCTATACTGGGCCTTCCAGTGGCCTCCTGCAGTGTGATGTTGGGGTGCGTGTTGGTTTGCAACATGCCATCATGTGTAAAAATGATGGTGTTCGATCTGCCGTAGAAATGGCCTCGTGCCATGTCAGCGGTCTAGCTTGGAAATACCCATTACACAAAAAGTCGGAGCGATATCGGCGGAAATACATTCGCATGGTACGACACAAACAAAGCTATAATGTCGAAGGGGACATAGCATGGCAAGAAACAATAAGGAATTGATCCAAGGCGTTATTGCCAAGTGGAATGAAAATAAGACCTCTGGTGAAATAGCCTATGAATTAGGCATCACCAGAGCTCGTGTCATGGGTATTGTGTTTAGGGAAACCAAAAAGGGTGGTCTTGTTTCGCATAGCAATAATACGCGCAAGGCCGTCTATAAAGGTCAGCTAATCACAAGGGAAAATAAACAAACCATTAAACGTGAAAGATCAATTAAAATTTCTGACGGCATGAAGCGTTTTTGGAAAAAGAAAGACAAGGTACGCAAACCGCCAACAAGTGAAAAAGAAATTAAAGCTCGATCTGGCACAATTGATGATAAGGGTAAAAAAACAATTTATGAACTCAATAGATATGATTGCCGTTACATTTGTTCTGATAATTTATATTGTGCTGATCCTGTAGATGCTGAAACATCATGGTGCAAATATCATCGAGGTATAGTATATATACCAGCTGACCGAATAAAAGTTTTGGTCACAAAAAATGGAACTACAAAATTCAGCTACAATTATCACCGCCCATCCCAGTAACAACGCCGAAGGGCAAAGCTCTGGCTCATATCGTAATTGATTATGGGCCAGAGTTTGATCTGGTTTGGGTTTGCTTTCAAGATGACACAGGCGAATGTTGGGCTTGGAATAATAAAGATATCCGCGCCCAAAAAAATATCACTATGGGTCGCGATCTTAAGAACGCGAAACCACTAGAAGGATAGTAGATAGTGCCACAGTGTCATTGGCCGTCACATTGAATCCAATGAAATTACCCGCAGGTATTGATGTGGTCGTCCACCCCGAAGGTGCTGCCTGCCCTTTAATCGCAGCCGCTGTATTGGGTTTAGTTCCCGTGCCAACTATCGATGTGTTAGAACCAAAAGACGCATAATTGTCGCTGGTCACATCGAAAGTAATGCTTCCCACAGAGCCGTTTACAACACTCCACGTCAACACGCCGCAGTTAAATGGTACTTCAATATATCCTTGAAATCCTGTCGCAATAGGAGATCCACCACCAGACACAACGAGTTCGATCGAGGATGTGGAAGATGTCGAAGCGTTGAGGAGTGATGGCGAAATATTTGTGCCATCAGAATAGAGGGCGATGCGGACACCTTGTGAAATTGTATATGATGTGCCGCCGCCGCCCGATTGAATTGTGATTGTATATGTGCCTGTGCAGCCATTGGTGACAAACCAATTGCCCGTAACACCTGCTGGGATAATAATCACAATATTGCTGGTCAATGTGCCCGTGAGATTAAGGCCCATTGGAATATAAGAAAAAGTGTTTGTCGCCGCAGGATACACATTCGTCAATGTGATCGGTGTTGATACGGGTGTGGACGTTGATGTCACGCCCGTTAAATTGATGTTTTGAATACCAGCGATCGCCGCATCAATGTAGGAATAGTCGGAATTGACTGGCGTATTCCAGCTGTTGGTGTAGCTGTTATATGCTGGCTGTTCGAGGTTTTTATTTGGTGTAAATGTTGACATGGTCTATCCTTAAATAGCGGTTTTAGCGACACTGAGAGCTTTCACCACCGCATCGTCTGGCGTGTTAAGCATGGGTTCAGTTACCTTGTTCGCTTCTTTATGCGCTACATCTGTCATTTTCATGAGACGATTAAGCAAAAATGCTTTTTGGTCTTGAACCTTACCGCCACTGGCATGGGCTGCGCGGCTACCGATAGGTGGCAAACCTTCATCCTCTGGATTAGAAGGTGTTTGAGCATAAGGACCACGAGCGGCTGCAACTGCGCGTGGTGACACAAATTGCTGTGCTGTACCTTTTAACATATTTTGCAAATTGCCTACATTTTCAAGTGTAGGTTTTTGTGCAAGATATTTTGCAAATGCAGGATCAACCATTGCGCGGTTAAGAGCCTTCATTGCTTCGGCCTTTGTGGGGCCATAGATAATGCGAGAAAGGGCTTCAGTTGGTTTACCCAATAAACCAGCAGCGCCGCCGCCAATGCCAGCAACTTCAGCTGCAGCGCCAATCGGGGCGGCTAAACCAATAGTCTTACCAACCGCCGCGCCGGCACCCATTTTACCAAATGCACCCAAAACATTACCATGCATAAGGGTAAACATATCGCCCTGCTTAATCAAATTGTACATTTTTTGATTAGTCAAAGCGCCTGTTTGTAATGGCTGCAAAAGGCGTGATGAATTATGCAATTGATTTATAAATTGCTGTTTATCTGGATCAGTCACAGATTGGAATAAAGCATCTTTATTTTTATCCAACCATTTTGTTATTGCACGGGGATTACCAGAATCTGCAATAGTGCTGAACTGCTCTTTAAGCTGACGAGCTTGTGCTTCTTGTAAGCTTTCACCAGATTTTTGAACAATATTTTGCAAACGATCGGACAAACCCGGTATTTGAGAAACTATGTTGCCGTACTTGCCAGACATGAATTTTTGCAAGTCAGCCTGTGACATAATACCATTGGGTCTTTGACTTACAAATTTACTTGTAAGCCAATCAGACGCATGTGGATCAAGATCAAGATTAGGTAAACTCTGTTGCAACTTACGATATTTTTGCAATGGAGAATATGAACCACGCGAATCGAATACTTTGTCTAAAAACTCTGTTGGAGCGATAACTTTTTGACCGCGTACCATTTCACCAGAAACTGGATCAAAGGTTGATTCTTGTGTGGCAAATAATGGTTTGGTAACCTTATTGCCGAATGTTTCATAATATTGACGTGTTGCATTACGAGCATTATCAAACGCCTGTGGTGCTTCTTTATATGTTGCGCCAGACATGTAAGATGGCATGACATTGTCAGTATTTGTCAATATGTCATCGAGTTTTGTGGTAAGAGCAATTGCACCCGATTTGTCCAAAACATTTGGATTTCGCACTAATCTATTAGCAAAAGCCTTAATGTCTTGAATTGACTTAAAGGGAATAGATCTATCTGAGCTATTCATTATTGGATCAATGTAATTTTGCAATTCCCGAGGAATATTGGCAGCCGTACCCGGCCCCATTTCCTTATAAGCATCTTGCAATGCTGATTGAACAGCCTTTGTTTTATATTGAGCCTGTTCTAATACGGGATGGCTCCAAGCATCTTCTTTTGCTTGATATGCCTCTTCTTCCATTTGATTGGCAAGATTCGCAACCGCCTCTGATGAAACATCCCTTGGATTCTTGCCCTGCGGAAGCTCTAAAACATCTTCCATATTTATATTTGGCAAACTCTCTTCAATTTGAGACGGCAATTTATTTGCCTCATTCAACATTGATTCTGTTGCTTGTTGTGTTTTCAGCGTCTGATCAGGATTAGTCAGCGCAAGATCTTGAGCCATACCACGAACATCAGGATTGTCGCGCAATAATTGAGCTGTGGTCAAATGTGGCTCAACAGATGGCAAGGCCATTGTTGACGTATCAGATAATGGTTGAAGAGCCTCAGAAATTCTTTCGGAATTTGCCTTGCCTGTTGGATCGAGGGCATTTTGAAAAGCACCCGCAGCTGCACGTTCACCGCGTTCGACATTTTCCGCAGGTGAAAACCTTTGATAGGCACCATGGCCTAAGATAGCACCCGAAACCGATCCGGCAATACGAGCTGCCGTTTCATAGGGGGTTCCTTCAGCCGCCTGACCAGCGAGTTCACTTGTTGCGCCTGCGGTAGCCGCTGGAATTAAGTTTTTAGCGGCCAGTGCTTCGCGGCTTACTTCGCCAAGTGTTTTTGCGCCAGTTAATAATTTTGGAACGGCACCCAAACCTTCAAATGCTGGGACCGACCCAACAAATTCACCCACTGTTGATGCAACATGGCCTGCTCGTGTTTGAGGCTGATAATTTAAGCCGGGCACATATTCTGATGCGCCAGAAACCATTGCCTTACCCGTTGGGAACGCAACACCAGCAATATTCCCGCGCATGCCAGCACGTTCTTCTGGCGTTTGGGTTTGTGCAAGAGCCTCTTGATCTTTTTGCCATTCAGACGAGGCAGTTCCCTCTGGTAAATAACCAGATTTTTCAAGCGCAAGATTTTTTAAATAATTTCTATAGTTAGGGACATTTTGGCCCATTAAACTGACATCACCGACAATTCCGGGAACAGACACAATACCTCTACCCAAGCCAGAGGCACCCGATTTTGCAACATCGGCACCCCAACCCTGCAATGTATTTACATCATCGTCAGATTGTGGTTTTTCTGATCGGGCTTGTGCACGTTTTTGTGCATCTGCTATGTCAGAATATGACAAAGAACCTTGATCCGATGATGTATCTACTGGGGTAGAAAAAAGGGAGCTATAGTCAATTTCTGCCATTTTTTACCCCTGCAAGGCATAACGAGCGAGGCCCGGTGCATTGTATTGTTTTTCGAATTGTACGGCATTATTTGGATTTGCACGAATTGCATCAAGCGGACTTGCGCGTGTGTAACCTGTTACAGTGCCATTGCTATCTCTAAGCGGCACTTTTTGCGCGGCAAGAGATTTTTCAATAAGTGCCTTATCGCGGTTATAAATCGGACGCATATCATGCTCAAAAGCATTATTAACGCCGTAGAGTGTTCCGTATTTTTGAACATATGCTTGTTGATATTGTTTGAAGTCTGCGTCTTCTTGTTTAGCAACATACATACTTGCAAGAATATGATTTGCAGCGCCTGTAGGAATATTGCCGCTAGGTAATGCACCTGTGATTGCATTTGCAATATATCCAGCATGGATACCCTGTTGGCCTGCCTGTGTAGGACCAGCAAGTGAATTAATTTTATTGATGATATATGCATCATCAACAGTTTTGTCATTTGGATCAATTTTATCAGGCAATCCAACTTTTGGTGCAAGTACATTGTACATTGCAATTAATCTTGCGCGTTCTGCTTGACCCGGGCCAGCACTTGCAAAACTATTTGGATCAATTGAATTTACAGCAGATGACACATTATTCAAATCAGATGTAATTTGAGATGTGTTTGCTGATCTTGCTAATTTTGTGTCAGCCAAAGCTTTGTCTGTTTTATACTGATCTGCATAGCCGGGCAATTTAGCAGCCATTTGAGAAGCTACACCAACTGGCTCTGTTGTTCCAAGACCATATTGCTTAAATGGTTCATCAGCATCAGATGTGGGTGCAATTTTTGCATGATATGCATTTTGACCATATTCAGGCATGACAACGCTTGGCGCTCTAGGTGCGGTAGGAGCGTTTGGTGCATTTGGCGATACGCCTGTGGGAGCAGGCGGACCTTGAACTGCCTTTTGAGGAGCACCAAGACCTGTTCTTGATGTATAATCGGTGACATTTGCCGCAAGGCGATAGCCAATAAATTTGCCCGTTGGATCGAATTGAGCCACATAACCCGAAGGTGCCGTAAGAGCTGAAGAAGCGCCCTTTTCTTGACGAGCAGCGAGATCATTGCGGAGTTGTTCATAGGTCTTAACACCCGTCAATCCGCCTGTACCGATAGATCCAAGTAATGTGTGGCTTGGTGATGCCAACATACCAAACAGGCCTGAAAGAAGAGACAATTGTGTATCACTCAAGCCGCCCTGATCATTAAGGCTTAATAAATTACCAGCTGCATTTCCTGCCTTACCAAGGCCTGACGTTATTTTATCAAGCATTGATGGTTGTTGATATCCCGTGCCAATGGCACGATTTCCTAAATGGCTGAAAACATTTTGCACATAGTTTTTATCGCCACCGCCATTATATGCTTTTAGGGCCAGCGCAGATTGCGTTGGATCTGTCCAATCTTGAACACCAGCGCGGTCGCCAAGAGCTTTTAGATAACGAGCGCCAAACATGATATTATTTTTTGGATCTTTTAAATCTTCTGGATCTACTGGATCTAAATTTAAACCGGGCTTACGGGCTGTAGATGGCAAGATTTGCATCATGCCAACTTCGCCAGCTTTACCTGTTATATTAGGATTAAGTTGGCTTTCTTGTTTTGCTTGAGCAATTAATAAATTAGTTGGTATGCCTGTCTCATCCGATGCGCTTTGGAACATTGGTGTGTAATCTGTTTCGTTATCATCAGGTGAACTATCGCTAGGTTGATCTTTTGAACCGCCTGTATAAAAATGCGGACGACCTTCAATTAAGCCGCCATTAGCAGCAAAAATAAGTGGTGATAAGAATTTAAACGCATCATAGCCCGATTTAGCTAATCCAATGCCTGCTGTTAGATCGCTCAATCCATTACCGCCGCCGCCACCTGAAGGGTTTTGTGCTGTTGCCAATTGGCGTGTGTTGCGCTCATCGGGAATGTTAAGCCCGGGGCCGACTGGTTTATACATGCCGTCAGGAGCTGAATCAGAATCATTGTCGTTTGCAGATCCACCGAGGTCAAAATGTCCACGGGCTAAACCGCCACGAGCCTTATTTGGATCTTGTTGATCTTGTTGGCTTTGGTCTTGTGGCGGCGTTTGTGGTTTTGGAGGTGTTGGCGCTGTGGGTTTGCCAGTCACGTCTTTGTAAAGATTATTGCCGCTGGTAACTAAATTTGTGACCTGCTGTGCTGTTTGCAAAGCGTTTGGATTATTAGGATGTTGTGGGTTTGCCACCATTAAGCGATTAGCAGAACCGCTCATCGCAGGCGGAACATATCCAGCTTTACCCAAGCCGGCACCAGCATATGGTCCATACATTTGCTGTGAACGCAGCATCATCATTTGATATGTCATAGGATCCATGCCGCCCTGCGCCATACCACCAGTGTCAAACCCCTCAAGTGCACGATGAGGCCAAACGCCGCCGCCCTCAGAGGCTAAACCACCATGAGCAAAGTGCCCCTTATGGGCTGCATGTTTTGTGGCTTCGTCATAGTCGACAGTTTTAAAGCCTGCTGCAAGGCCAACAGCGTGTGGGTGATGACGTTCAACGTCTTGTGCAATAAGACCGATCTGCTTAGGCCCGTGGTGGCCCTTATAACGGAATTTAACAATCTTCTGACCATCGTATGTTTCACCGATCGGCTCAACATCTTCTTTAAGACGTTCATCAGAGAAAAATGGAGCAGGCGAGGTCGATGTTGTGGTTGATCCACTGAGAGCACCGGTACCTTCGGCGATGTTTGCAAGGAATTGTGCAACTTGGAAGGGGTAACCTTGTTGTTGCAGATATTGATTGTAAAGGGCTGTAAGGCCAGCCTGTTGAGTTTGTTGCTGTTGCTGACCCGCTGCCAATTGCGCTTGAGCGCCAGACAGTGTGGCCGCTTGAGCACCCGTGCCAAGACCTGCAATTTGCTGTCCAGCCTGTGACATTCTTTGTAAATTGGCCTGCTCTGCAGCCAATTGAGCGCCTTGCTGTTGCTGCGCTACATTTTGAGCCTGCGTATAACCAGATTGCAATTCATTTGCCAATGCTTGGTTATTTGCCATATTTTGTTGATAGGCAAGATTTGCCTGTCCAATGCCTGCTCGATCGCCACCAAAAGCGCCCTGTTGGATTTGTTGACCAGCAAGGTTTGATGCCTGTTGAGCATTTGTCATTTGCTGTGCAGCCAATGTGGTGCCAACAACATTCGACAGATAAGGCGACATATACTGATTAGTATTTAATTGCCCAAGGTTTGCAGGCCCAGCACCCGCAAGGGTTAATCCTGTGGCTGCATCATAATATGGTTGCGCCTGTGTTGCGCCCGTATTTGTATTGGCGATGCCAGTTTGTTGTGTTGATGTTAATGGAGCGACAAAGGCATTAGGATCTTGCGAATAGGCCTGAAAAGGCTGTGAAGCAGCCTGCTGCGCCTGTGCGTTGACCGAATTATATCGAGCCAGCACCTCGGGTGGGATGCTGACTGTCGATGTGGAGGTCTGTGAACCTTTGCTGCCCATTGTGGCCTCTTATTGTCGCAATTCAAGCGGGGAGTGTTGCCCCGTTTTTATGCCGTAAAGAAAAAACGCCCCTGCTGGTTCACCAAAATGCTTTTCATAAAGCTTGACCTTTGCCTCCGTGCGGGTGTTTGACAAAACACCAATCATCAAAGGCAGGCCAAGATCGTCCGAAACTTTCTTGGCAAACTCGCAGAGTTTACGAGCGCGATGTCCCTTGCGGCCCCAACGATGGTCTGGATGTACAAACACACACATTTCTTCAAGGAACTGATCATCGCTATACCAGTAATTTGAGACGCGGAGAAGGACCAAACCTTCTAAAGGTTTGCCCGGATCTCCAATTACGCCACAAATACCGCCTTTTAGTTCAAGTGCAGGCCATATCATTGACACGACCTTCACATCATTCATGCGGA